AGAACTGTGATCAGAAATTTTATCTTCATAATCATCCTCAACTTCTCTTTCAAACAAATATAAATTCCTTTCTGTGAATCTTTTTGATTGCTTCACTTTTGCAATTCTTGGTAATTCTTTAACTAATCTTTTTGCTGGACTTAATTTTTTCATACTTTCTCCTTATGGGTCTATTCTTCTGATAAATTTTAATTGGGAATATTTTTCAACAATTCCTGCTTCGTTGCTTGTGATCCCTAGGCCTTCTGTGGCTTTTCCTGTTTGAATCCATTGCTGCAACTCAAATATAGTTGAGCTTGTTATTCTAACAGTCCCTATCAATACTGGTACAGTCACAACCCCTGCTGACAAGCTTGAATAATTATTCATGGATGAAAGCTCATCAAAAGGGGTTCCGGCAGGGTCTGAAACAAGATACAATTTAGTCCTATTAGGTATATAAACAGGGGCAGCACTCCACACATCATAATTGCCAGGATCAAGAGTGACTCTATTAGCAGATAAGGATCCACAAGCATGAGTCTGGGATTCTGTGTTTAAATCTCTTGAGTTTCTTGCCCCCCCTGTCGAAGTTCCCCCGGCAGTTCCATCAGTTTTTTGGTCTTCAACAAAATAAATTCCATCATAGAATTTCTTTACTTCCCAATTTCCAGAAACGGGCAATAAAGTTATTACTGAATTATCTTGATGCCCTCCTAATGACCAAAATCCTGGCAATTCACCACCAACTGTTTGAGAATTTTCTGTTGTGAATACCAATTTGCCAGCACCATTTCCTTTTCTGAAATACGTTCTTTCTTGCACTTCATTTGTGGCATCTGGAAGATTAGCTGTTACATCAACCCCATCATTTATTGTTGTTACCTGCCTGACTGGATTGTCAAGGATATTGGCTAATGAATTTGGCTTGTAGACTATAATGCGATACCACCAAGATTGAGCTGTTATTGCTGTTGAGTTCCCTGTTCCTTTTGCGAGATATAACAATCCTGCATTTCCTGTCTGAATCTCAAAACTATTAGCAGTCAATGGATATGCTGTTAGCCCTCTAGTGTCCATTGAGTAATCGTGTGAAGAAATAATACCTGCATCAGTTCCATCAGTAGACACAATGAATTTCCATATAACCTCAGAAAGTTCTGCATTCAAACCATGTGAAACAGAAAATAATTGATTCACCCAAGATGAATTTGATATATATCCAGTATCATATTTCAATGCTGTTGTTGTTTCAGCAATTGTCTCTGGCTTATAGATTACAGCTCTTAGTGAATATGTAGTCTCTGAATCAAGTATTATTTGGGCCCCTGCATTATCAATATATTGGATGCCATTAGTTCCTGTGCGATATTCAATATTATTATCATCAACAGCAAGCAACGAATTCCCATACACATTCGCAGCATTTCCAGGATTTTTTGAGGATGCACTTCTTATTTCTATGGCACTATCATCTGTTCCGTCTGGAGTGATGTAAATTTTAGTTATTAACTCTGTTATCGGAGCATCAAGCCCGTGATTAATATTTGTGCTTTTGTTTAGCCAACCTGTATCAAAAAGAATCCAACCTGTGTCATATTTTGCTGCAGTTGTTGGCGGTGCTATGGCTAAATTACTATAAATGATAAATCCATATTGCATTATTGTTTCAGGTCTTGTTTCATTTGAGCTGTTCAAATTATCTGCTGAATATGTCCTGTGCCTATTAGCAACACTAGTATCTCTGGCAATTGCATCGCCAGACCCTGACTCAGTTACTGTACCATTTGATGTGTCATCTACACTTATTCCATCATTATAGATGGATGCCCCAAGATGTTTGTGGTTGGCAATACTATCCCCAAGATAAATTCCTCTTTGAGTCAAAATAAAAATGCCAGATCCAACAGTTGTCAAACTGATTGGACTAGTTCCAGCAATTCCATCAGCCTCATTGGCGTGCATTGTGTACAGAGTTCCAGAGTTGTTATACAGATAATAAACAGTTCCTTCTGTCAATCCTGACGGTAGAGTACCATCTGTTGTAAAATAAAATGGGGTTCCATTTCTGAATTTCCCTTCAGCAGAATATCCTGCCAAATCAACAGTATTAGTTCCTGTGCTGACCTCAGAAGTTGTGATTCTGGCATCTGGGAGGGCTGATCTTGAGAATGCCCCTGGAATTGGAGTTGGATAAAATTCATCTCCTGCTGGGGATGCGTCTCCTGCATCAATATGCTGCTGATTAAAGGAATCTCCAATCACATCATATAAATCTTGGTAACTGGTTTTTTTGACTACATTATCAAAATCAAATCTAATCATGCCATTTCTACCAGACGGGTTAAATGTATAAAATGTATCTCCAACAGCAAAATTTCCATCAGCAGAAGGAGTCAAATCAGTGATCTGATCCTGAAGTCTATTTATATCCAACGCATCAACAATTGCCCCTGCAATATCTCCAAATGCATATATTGCCCCTGTTTGGTAGGTTGGGTCAGTTACTGTAATCTGTTGATAAACATTCAATGCCCATTGGTTGGTCAGAATATCATCTAATCTCTCAAAAGTAAATCCTGTGATATTCGTGCCAAGGCCGTCAGCCTGAGTATTCAAAGTGAAATTGGCCTCAAAAAATGCCACTTCATTAGGTAGATATATTGCAGTTATTCCTGCGTCAATAATTTCAACACCTGAAAAACTCTGAGGTGTATCAACTAGGTCCCTGTAATCATACTTTAAAGGGACTGGAATTTGTGTTCTTGCTGTTCCCATTACTATGTTCCTCCATAATTCGGCAATCCATATGGTGCCAATCCATATATTACACCTATTGCACCGACCTCTCTTCCGACATTCGGAATCACTCTTAATACAAGTTCAGTATATTCATTGAATATATCAGGGGCAACTGACAGAATTTCCCCTGTCAGCGTCCCATACCATTCTTGGAATTCTCCATCAACAAATCTATTCACATCAGCCTTGAATAATTTGCCAGCCCTAACGAATGCATAATCAAGTGAAACTTTTCCTTTTATGATAACTGCCTCAGTATTAGACAAGCTCATAATGTCAGCCCCAAGATCTTCGGCTGAAGATTTCAATTTTAAAAGAGTGTTGAATGTTTCATCATCTCTAATTGCAAATGCATTGATCACATCAATTTCAGAATTTCTATCTTCAACTACTCTAAAGCGTTTATCATTCACATTCTTATCATATCCAATCCTAACATAAGATAAAATTTCATCAGTATCAACTGAAACATCTGGAGTTTCAATCCAATCAAAGTCATCAATTATTAGATCATAAATAGATGTGCGATCAAGAGTCCTGAATGTATATTTGCCGTCATTTTGGGGAATAAATCCTCCCCTTAATGAATATGAAATCTCTTCAATTATGCTTTTTATGCTTCTTTTTGTATCTACATATAAATAAGCTGGGATTTGTGATGCTTTATTTGTTTCTAAATTCCATTCAGATACATTAAAATTGACTGTATTGAATTCTATCTGCAAAAATCTATCCAATATGAATAATATGATATCTAATGGGTTGTCAATTAGGTTGTTCCCATCATCAACATAGCCCTTAAAATCGACCTCAACTTCTCTAAAAACAGTTCCATCTTTAACTTGTGCTGCTGACAGTTCAAAGGTACAATTTGTCAAGTCTATATTTGATGGTGTTACAACAGCCCCATCAACTCTAACTGTGTCAATGCTTTTTATTGATGCAACAGTCTCATCAGCTAATTTGCACACAAAAGGCTCAGATCCTTCTATATTCACTATAATTGGAGCTGCATTTCTTATCTCTCCAAATGCTATCTGGATAGGTTGGCCAGCATCATCATCACTAAGATCAAAAAATGTTCCTTTGCTATAAGTCTTTTCTGGGATTCTTGCTTTAAATTGAAATCTTGGATCTATTATATTCAATATCACATCAGTTCCTGAAAATTCAAAATCTTTTATTTGGCCAACTTTAACTAAGCTGAAGTTGGCCAAAGTCTGGTTGCTATAACCAAATAAATACTCAATCCTTTGGTTATAGATATCCCAATCTTTAATCCCATCATAAAATAAGCTCCCATTATCAAGCCTCATTTGGAATGTTGAAGTTTGGATCTTCTTAAAAAATAATCTATCTTTGGATTGTGTTAAAGGGGGAAGGCTCTTCAAATCAGGCCTATATAATTTTTGTTCAGAAATTGATGAAAAAGTTTCTGAACCAACAAATATGTTTATTCCTATTTTTATTCCAACTGCTTCAGGTCTTGTTGAATCTTGTAGTTTAACATACAAAGTTTTTGTTGAAAAGTCCCAATACCAGCCTTCATTGGTATCAAGGAGTCCCAATGAAGTCTGCTCTTGAAGTGAAGCTCCATTAGATAAAACAGCACCTATTTCTACTATTGCTTTTGTCTCAAACCCATCACTTAATTCTGGATCTACAAGAGGATATATTCCATTGAAATCTACATACCAGATTCCTGGCGAATAATTCACCCAAGATACCCATATTTCACCTATTGAAAATGAGGCAAGTATTATTGGCCTGATCTGTGGATTAGTTCCCATTTTCCCTCTTAATATTTAATTAGATAATACAGAGCAATATTTTTCACTGTTGCCTCTGTATCTCCTTGAAGCGTAACAAGATTTTGAGCCACAGTAGAAACAACAGAAAAACTATTTGCAATATTATTAATACCCCAAAGTGAACCAGCAGCAGTTACGCCATTAATTAAATCATGCCTATGCGATTTGTTTTCATCAACTTGATAATTTCCAGATTTTCTTAATCCATCTTTATCTCTTGTTGCTGCTGTGTCTACTCCCCTAGCAATTGCTCCCTGCAAATCTGGCAGCACAGCCTTATCTGCATCAGCATGATAATAAGGATGTGCCACATCTGTACCTGCTTCGATCTTAAGAAAGCTGACTAATCTTGAATATTCTGGATTTCCTATATTGCTGATTGTGCTGCCATCACAATATAACCATCCAGGAGTATTTTTAAAGGCAAAAGAAGCAACCATGCCAAGAATGTCATTTATTTGGGTGCTTCCTCCGTCAGAAAGAGTATTTGATCTTTTATTTTCATAATTTCCTGCACTAGATTTATCAAGGATAAAGTTTAAATATCTTTGATTTTCCTGCCCGCCAGTCGGACTATACCAACCTTGCAGTAGATTATTCCATACTGGTGCCGTTGTTGTATATTCAAGAGTTACATTTAATCCTACTGTTACACATTTAATGTAAATATTTGAAGTACTTACTGAAATGGAACTCCATCCAGCAGCACCCTCAAGGGTAGGGAACTGGACTAGTGATCCAGAGACTTCAATATATCCTCTGAATTGAGGCTCTGCTGTTGTTCCAGAATTTGACCATGACATTGCTATATATCCAGGCCTCTGCTTTTCCAATACTGTTACTGCTGGTGATGGATTTACTACTGTGCCCATGTTAAAAAACCTCCCTGAAACTAAAACTAGTTGAAAATCCAAGCCCTTCTTCCTTAAGCTTTTTAAAATTAAAGGAAGATCTTTGATTTATTACTCCATATATTGGAGCTTGCACATCCAAAGAGTTTTCCCATAATAACAATATCAACGGTTCAACATTGTGGTGTTCATTCCAGACAGTCATTAAATCTTGCCGTTTTGCTTCTGTTAAATATGACAGCTTGAATGATAGATCATAATAAGAAAATTTCTTTGTCCCTCTGACTTGGTTGGATCTTGTGAATGAATTTCTTGTTGAAACTGGTCTGTCAATTTGGAATGCTGGATTTAAATATGCAACATCAACCTGTGAACCTAGGAATAAAATGCCAAGCTGCAATGGATCTGTATTGCTAGTATCCTGTAACCTCAACCTCCAATATCGCTTATCTTGCTGAGTAAATAGATGAGCAATCCCTTCTGGATCATAGGTGACTGTTTCTGAAAACTCAGGAGTTACCCAATCAGCAGCAGAATCAGCCATTATTGTTATAATGATTGATGAAGTGAAATTATAACCAAATAATCCAAGAGAATCAGCCTCAAGAGTGTTCCCAGCTCCTGCATCAATCGTCACTGTTTCATCATCCTTGCCAAGAAAAACAAGCCTAATATCTACGGAACGGTCTAATAGATTAGATGCCCCAAATCCTGTTGTAGATGATGATGGATCAATAGAAACTGTGTCCTCATAAATTTCATTCTTATATATTAATTTCATGTCCCTCTTATTGCCTCATTTAAATTTGTAATCTCTCTGGCATCTACAATCAATTCTCCATTCTGAAATGCCAGCTGTACTCTTTGAATTATTGTAGTCCCAAGATCTGGAATTGTAATTACATTCTCAATTGTTTTTGTGCCTTCCCCTATATCCGATGCTTCTGCAATTGCCTCGCTTATTGCTCCAATTCCTTCTTCATTAAGAGGCACAACGGCTTCTGCATCTCCCCCTTCAGCAACCTGAACAATTCTCCCCCCTGGCTGGGCTGGAATAACCCCTCCCTCCTGCAATGCTGGTATTGGCTGAGTTGCAATTGCAGCAGCTTGAGCAAGGCCTACCACTCCTGCGGCAATTGACAAACCAACGCCAGGAAAACCGCCAGGATCCCTTAAAAAACCAACAATTGCTGCAGCAGTGCTTATTGCAACCTCTGCTAATGCTAATACTTTTTTCCTTATAAATGCTTCTCTTTCAAGCTGTTTTTTCTTTGCAGCAAGCTCTTCTTCAGAAGCTCCCGCATCTTCAAGCCTTTTTAATTCATTATCAGCAAATTGATCCAAGGCAGAATCAAGATTTGTTGCAAGCCCTAATGAAGCTTGAGCAAATTTTACTCTTTCCTCAATTAAAGTGGAAATTCTATTCAGCTCTCTTTGAAATGCTTGCTCTCTTACTGCATCAATTTCTTCTTCTGCTGCCTCTATTGCTGCAAGGGTTTCCTCCTGACCAGTCTCAAGAGCTTCTAATCTAATTTCATTCAATCGTTCTTCGAATTCCTGAACTTCATCCTCTCCTGCAGTCCTAAGATCAATCTGTTTTTGCAAGCCTTCAACAATTTTAGCATTCTTTGCATCTTCATTTTCCAGCTCTTCCTCTTGAAGATCCTTCACCCTCTCTCTAAGAATCTCAAGGGCTTCAAGACGCTCAGTTTCAAGCTGCCCTTTTGCCCATGGGTGATTTTCTAATATATCAAGTTGTTCTTCAAGCTTTTCAAGTTCAGTTTTTTCCTCTTCTAATGTGCCAAGAACAAGATTCCTGGCTGCAACATATTCATCTTCTATTTTCTGCCTTCTCCTTGATAATGCTGCCTCAAGTTCTCTCTCAGCTTGAAGCTCTCTCTCTGCTTGTTCAGCTGCTTTTCTTCTTTCATCAACTAAAGATGCAGATGTTTTTATTCTGGCTTCTTGCTTTGAATTAAAAATATCTTCTTCATCATTTATTGCTCTTCTTAGTCTCTCTTCCTTTTTTAGCTCCTCTAACTGTTCAATTTGCGCAGCAGTTAGATCCTGCGATTGGATGATTAGATCAGCAGCTTCTTCATTTGAAATTCCTAAATTTTCAGATAAAAATCTGGCAGCTGCTGCAGCATCTCTAACACCCTGAACTTTTAATGTTGCGAGTGCAAAAGAAAGGCCCTCAGCCTGATTGGCACTTATTCCTAAATTTTCAGCAAGCTTTCCATAAGTCTCCTCAACTTTTTTCTGTTTGGCCTTCTCTGCTTCTGCAATAAAAAAACCAAGAGCAACCCCAGCAGCGCCAATGGCAAATATAATCCCTGCTGGGCCTGTGAAAATAGTAATTAAAGTCCCAAGCGCAATTGATAATGGCCCAATTGCTGCTGCCGTTGCTGCAACAGTCAATATAAGATCCTTTGTTTCCTTGTCAAAGCTGGAAAATTTTTGGATTATTTTAGTCGCTTCTTGGATGAGACTTGTTAGGGGAGGGAGCAAATCTTTTACCAAGGCTCTTCCAGCAAAGCTTAAATTATCCTTGAATGTAGAAAATGACCCTGATAATGTTTGGGATTGCTTCTGGATCAGCCCTGCAAATTGGCCTGTTCCTGTTGTTATATTTGTTAAGGCTTGATCGACATCCTCGAATCCAACCTTCCCTTGAGTAATATATTTGAACAGTTCTTGAGTTGTGACTCCATATTGATCAGCTAATGCCTGAAGTATTGGCACTCCTGCCTCAGTGAACATATTAAGTTCTTCAAGGCTTGCTCTTCCTTTTGCTCTTAATTTGCCATAAGCCAAAGTCAAACGGTCTAGGATCCCTTGATTTCCTTGGGCTGCATTTCCAAGATTTGTTAATTTCTCAACAATCTCATCTTGAGCAATTCCAAAAGCAAGAAGTCTTTTAGATCCTTCAATCAATCCTGGGAGTTGGAATGGCGTTGTTGCTGCGAATTTTTCAATATCTTGAAGAAGATCTTGCGCTTTTGTTGCAGACCCAAGCAGCGTCTCAAAGGCAACCTGCTGTTTCTCAAAATCAGCAGCACTTTTTAATGCAGCAGCCCCAATGCCTAATATTGGAGCTGTCACTTTCAGTGTAAGATTTTTTCCAACCTTAACAAGTTCCTTGCCAAACTCATTTATCTTTTTTCTTGTTTTGCTTATTTTCTGATCAAAATCATCTGTTTTGCCGAGTATTTCCCAAAATAGTCTACCAAGTTTAAAATCAGCCACTTATACCCCATCTAAAAACGCTCAAATGGTTCCCGCCCATCATAAACAAGCCCTCTTACTTCCTTTGGAACAAATGAAAGAGCAAGGCTTGCATCATCCTGATCCATCTCATGCATGAATTCCCTTTTTGTAACAGGTCTCCAATATCGATTGACAACACTAATCAATTTATCCCAATTTATTTGCTTGTTTGACCCGCTTTTTTTTTACCACCATCTCCGACTTCATATTTATATACCTCATCTAGAAAATATAAAATATCCTTCGGTGATGCTTTTCTTTCCCTCCACTCTTTACTAAATTCTTGGCCATTAGAAACAAGGGCCTCTTTAATTAAATCTAATCTTTTATTGAAAAATTCTACAGAACCAATAGCTTTTAATCTTCCAGCAATTTTATTGAATTCTGCTGCTGCAATTTTTGGGTCTATTTTATTTGCCTTTACTTCATTTTGAATCTCTGTACATCTTATGTAATCAATTTCTGCTTGATTGGTGAGTTGCCTAAATTCATAATAATTGTAGCAGAACCAGTTATTTACAAAATCAATAACAAACTCTTTGTCTCTTACTTTAATCCTGATTGGATGCTTCATGTCTTTCCCCTTCCTAAAGAAAACATTAGGCCCCCTGAAAAGGGGGCCTATAAATTAAGCCGCACCAGCTTCAACTGTCCATGCCATCAACTGACGGTTATCAGTCCTGTCTGTGTCTATCTTGCCAGTCAAAGACAACGGCATCTCTTCAACACCATCTTCATTTGCGCCTTTGAAATTGAAGGCAAATCCACCGCTGTTTATTTCCGAAGAAAAGATTTCCAGTTGTCTAATTTTTCCATTGGAATCAGTATGGGTGAATCTAATTGCATATGCAACAAGAACTAATGTTGACGTTCCCGCATATAATGTTGTACTAGCAACAGGAGTTATTGAAGTGAAGGCAATCGTGATATCCTCAGATAATGCAACTGTCGCAGTCCCAGTTGTGTCAAAAAATATTGACCAGCCAGAAGGGCTATTAGAATCTTGAAAAAGAAAATAATCATCATCAGCTGCCAAAACTCCAGAAACACTTGCTGTTACACTGGCCACAACTAATGTTGATGCAGAATCCTTAAGAGCATTAGCGCCAGTCTCAATTACGTTTACATCAACAGGCATTCTATCTGCCCAATTTCCTGTCGATATCACTTGATTGTCTATCGCAACAACCGGAGTTCCTGCAGTTATTACTCTTGAAATTATTCCATTTGATAATTTTTCAACCCCTTCAGGATCAAGGTTTATCAGAGTAAAATCAGACGCAATTGTCATATTCCTGATTTGCTTTTCCAATTTCCCAGCATTTGCAGTCTCAAATACATTTTCATCCCAGTTCATAACCCCTGTCGTAGCTGTTGAAATGGCACCTACATCAAAATAAGTTCCATCACCAGGCCTTTTAACCCCAACCTGGCAGCCATCAGGGAAGTATATGAAATCCTTTTTTTTTGTTTGAACAGGCATTTTCTGTCCTCCTTAATTTTTTCTCGCTTTTATTATGGCCTCTACAGGCGTGTTAAACAAATCTGTTTCATTTTGCAAGGGCAATGTTGGCAATAAAGATGTTACAAAAAAATACATATTTCCACCCCTTGTTACTGACTCTCTATTTAATGCATCAAATACTGCATAAGCAAGGCTTTCTGAAATGGTCTGTTTTGTTGCCCTGCAATTTATTGTCCATGCATTAGAATCAATTTCACTGCCTCCATCAATTGCTGTTAATCTATAATAATTGATCACAGGCTCTTCTTTTCTTTCGTGTGGAATCAATCTACGCTCAAACAATGCAGGATAAGTGTTTATCCCCTCAACCCATGTAGAGAGAATTCCCAATACAGTAGCATCATTTCCAAGCACCTCAAAGATTGCATCCCCATAATCAAACATCATATAATCCTAAATCCTGTTTTAACCCTGCCTTTAAGCTCTTTTGCCATTTCTGCCTGATTAAACTGTTTTATGATATCTGCAGCTTTTCTTCCTTTTGCAAAAAACAAAAAAGCTGGTCTCAAAAATGGCTGTGCAATCATTCTATATGTCCCAAATTCTGGATACCAATGCTTTGAGCCTGATCCAACCACAGCATTATTTTTTTTAACTGGCAGATCTAGCTGCTCACTTTCTGGCGCAAGCTCTCCAGGAGATTCGTTAAATCCTCCTGTTGAGGTTGGAGTGATATACATCAAAGTGTTTTGAAGCTGTCCTGTGTCAACTGGCACCAATTTTTTTGCCAATGCGATTATGGCTATTGCTATCCCTACAAGGCTGCTTAGATTTGCCTTCACAATTGCCAACCTTGGGTCTCCAAAATTTTCAATAGTTAATCTTGAACTCATATTGATTTATCCTCTTCCGATGTTAGGATGACAACCACTTCGCCTTGTTTAGCAATATCATCAGGATCCAGAAAATAATAAGCTTTCCCATTTATAATTCCTCTCATAGTATCATCAACAGCAACTCCTCCAAAACTTTCAGGATCAATAATAATAGTTGCATCAACCTCATCTTTTATCCTATCACTAATTACTGTGCTAAACTGTCTGCCGTGATAGAATCCAACCTTGACTGCCTCTAATCCTACAACATCTTGCCAAATATGATCAATAAGGACTCCTCTTTCATAGACAGCAGTCTTTTTCTGGACTTTCATTGTTTGAGTCATCCAATCTGTAAAATAAGATAAAATTCCACTCATAATCCACAAGCTCCATTAATAGTTCCAGTTGTTCCAGTCACAGAGATTCCCGGCCCACAAGATCTTATTAAAGATCTAAGTTGCCGACCATATGATGTCATAGATAAATCATCAGATCCTTGATTGGGAGTGTTGAACGAAATAGATACAGGTCCCATTCTTTTCCCGCTGATTGCTCCTGATTCATTCGGATCTTTTTGATCAAGCGCCCATGAATGAGATGCCCTTAATGCAACAGCAAGGGTATATTTTGATCCAAAAAAGCAAGCATCAGTTTGCAATTGGGCCAATTCAATATATGTATTTTTATTTGGGTCTGTTGCAAGATCTGGAGCTTTAATCGCAATTATATCATTGATGCTTGCCATTGGCTTTATTTCTCCTTGTCAGAATTGTGAATGTAATCCTTAATCTCATCCATTCTTGATAGAATTTCAGACCTTACATCATCACGTTTGTCTTTTTGTTTCCAATATTTTAGCGTCTCCATGTTGTTACACTCTTTAATCAAAACAGATGCCTCATCTGGGTCAAAACGGCTCAAACTTTTTGGAGATTCTTTGATATTAGTTTTTTCTTTCCCGTCTTTCCCTTTGACTTTTTTGGCTTCTACGTCAGAAAAAACTTCAATTCTTTTCAGTTTGATGTCAAGGGCAAGATGCTCTTTCGCAATCTCCCAATCACCATTGTGGACATCATTTGTTCCTGGCAACAGGATGATGTTTGCTTTCCCGCTTTTATTCTTTACTTCTTTCATCATTTCTTTTTTTGCTGATGTTACAGGTACAACTTTCAACCTGTCTTCATTCCATTTAACAATCATTTCTCCCTTCCTTAAGAAAATTTTATTAAAATAAAGTAGCACTCTATTTTACAAGAGTGCTACAAATTTTACCTAGATACCATCACCGTATGCAACACTTAGCGGATAATAAACAACCACTCCGGCTGT